CAATGATATTTTTGATAGTACTTTAACACTTCATTTACAACCCACTTATGAGCTGTGTTACTAAAGTACTCGTCTGTCAAAACATCATTTACATTCTGTAGGAATGGTTTGTCTGTTAATAGAGCTGAGATAACCTTTGTCTGGAATCCAATTCCGTAATTCTCTAAACTGTTTAATGTCATAACTTATTTATTCTTAGCTTTGTTATATCTGTCAAGTATTGCCCAAGTATCCCTAAGCCAATAATCTATATTTTTTAAAAGATTACTTAACCCATCTTCATTATATAATTCTTTAAAGGTGGGAATATTTAATTTATATGAAGGCTGATTTACAAGATTTAATATATGCTTTTTTTCTAAATCATCCAACATAGGATTTCCTAAATCCATAATCTTTTGATTGTTTTTTAATTTTTCATAATCAAATATGATTCTGGCGTATATAATGTGCTGTTCATGTTTAGCTTCACAAATCTCAAAAACCTCATCTAATGTAAGAGTTTGATCTCCAAATAGTTCTGGAAATAATTTGGGTAACTTTTTTTCACCTAAACCTTTAACTCCAGGGATTTTATCAGAACCATCACCCATCAAAGATTTATACGTTAAAAAATTATAAGGATGAATTCCGTATTTGGCTTTTACATCTTTTGGAGTGTAAAACTCTTTTTCCATAGCAGCATACACTGTAATGTGATTATTAACAAGCTGTAAAAAATCTTTATCTGAAGATACAATAAATGCTTTGGTTTTCTTGTTTTTAGTAGTTTCAACACTTAAAAATGCAATGATATCGTCTGCTTCTACTTTATCTAAAGATAAAATTTTAACAGGCAAACATTGTAAATAATAAATCAAACGACCAATTTGATCTGCTCTAGATTCTTTTTCTTCATCTAAACTATTGAACAATTCTTTAGTCATTTTAGTAGTATTCCTACCAGATTTGTATTCAGGAAGTAAATTCTTCCGATTTATGGAAGAACCTACTCCATCAAATACAATATAAACAGACGTGGGCTGAATCTGTTTAACTAGATAACCTAATGAACGCAAGAATCCACCTAAACCCCCGATATGAACACCTTGTTGATTAATATAATTTAATACTGCAAAGTTTCTCAAAAACAGATTCATTCCGTCAATGATAAGAACTCTGTCTTCATCATCTTGCTTAGTAGTCTGTTCTTCATTCTCCTGAATACTATCGAGGAGTTTAAGTAATTCTTTATTGTTCATCTTCTAATAGTGGAATATCTTTAACATTCTCTTCCCAATCTGTATTATCTTCAACTAAATCAAATTCAGCTGATCCTAAAATCTGAGCCCATTCATTTGAATGTTCTTTTTTATAGTTATCAACTGCTGATTTTTCATCTGGGATAAACCCATGGACTGTCATTGTGATAGTACCTTTTGTAGTAATACCTGTGACGTGATTTTTATCACATGATACTTTAGAACGTTTAGCAAATTCTACTTCTTTACCATTTTTAGTAGCTTTGATTTTGCTTGTACCACTATTAGTAATATTTCCAAATGTTAATACAATTGTAGAATCTAAAAACATTGTCTCACCATTTTTCATTTTCATCTTAGGTTGAGACATGATAGTTTCTGCTGGTGCAACCCAAATCTTATTAATTGCAACCATTGTATTAGTATAAGGTGAACTTTCTTTACGTGATAAAGGAAAACGCTGATTGATAAAGTTACCAAATTGTTGAGACATAGCTCCTGCATTCCACATTGGATTGTTCTTATTTGCTTCTACACTCATTTTACAAGGTATAGAACCAATTGAATCCCATAGAAAACATAAGTCATATGGTAAATTTCCTTTGCGTTGTTCATCTAAAAGATCAGCAATAAATTCTGCTACATCTTCAATTGTATTTAATGAACCTCTATCCGCGTAAAGGAAAAATCCTTTATAGTTAGTAACTTCACCAGTATCTTCATCAACTACTTCTTGTAACTGGAAACCCATTTGTTTAGCATGAGTCCAACTCCATTTCATTTCAGTGATGATAAACACTGGTAATACTCCCATTTTCTGGGCACTGACAGCCAACTCTAGTAATGCTGTAGTTTTACCTGTATCTGAGTGTCCTCTTAAAAGTGTGATATGACCTATTGGCGCTCCAGGAATGCTTAATACATCCTGGAGAGCTTTAGAGAATGGAATCCATTTTTGTTCTTTAAACTTAACATTTTGGTTTAAGGATTTTTTCTCTTTAAATTTATCTAGGTCAAAGTTTCCTTTCAATTGAGCACTAACAGCTTCAGTTAGTGATGTGCTTGATTTTCTAGCCATTTTTTCTCAATTTTAGTCTTCTTCGAATAATTCGTCAAATTTATCTGCTTTTGACTTTTTAGCAGCTGGTGTTTTAAGTGTGTAATTTGATTTAGTAGGCTTTTCTTCATCTTCTTCCCACGGTAAATCATTTACTTTTGACACTGGTGTTTCTTCTTCAGTTTCTTCTTCTACTTCTTCAGTAGTATCCTCAGTAGCGTCTTCTGGATTCAACCAATTTTGAAGAGTTTCTTTCAATTTGTCAAATTCTATTTTACGCTGAATTTCAAGAATATTTGGTTGTTCTTCTAACCAAAGTTTGGCCTCATTTCTATCAGTGCTAAGTGGAGATGTTTTTGGTTTAACACGAATTGAAGATTTAAGTCCTTGACGACCACCAATATCTCCCATTACTGCTTCAACTGTAAAGTCTCTACCTTCAGCAATGTCTGTGTAGTCACCATAATCTTCATCATCAGCAATACCTAAAAGTTGTTGATAAATTTCTTTACCAAATTCCCAAAGGCGAACACCTTTGTCTTCTTCACCCCGTACAATTACAGGAGCAAATACCCGCATTTTAGGTTCTAATTTTTTAGCTAATTTCCAGTTTTCTTTATCACTGGTTTTACGAAGTTGAGATACAAATTCTACGATAGGATCTTTTTCACCCCAGTTTGTTAAAGCGTAGATTGGAAATTTTGAGAATCCATAATGTACAAACACTTCTTGGAATGGAATGTCTTTGTTGAGTTTAGACGGTACAATCCTAATTTGATACTTGCCTTCTTGTTTTGGCTTCCAAAGGTACTTTGAGTAATCGACCTTTTCTTTTTTCTGCCCTTGCGATTGAAGGGAATTCAGTTTGTTTTTAATTGATTTTAAATCCATATTATTTGGTGTTTAAGTTACTAATTAAATATATCGCATTTTTTTCTTTAGGCCAAATTAGCTATTAAAGCTCTTAAAACGCCTTTTTTACGCGATGTGACTCTAGTATAATATTACCGACTATGGTCTATGATAAATATTACAACTCTACAATCTTGAATATTTTAGTATTCAATTGTTTTACTTCCCCATGCTGAGTAAGCAGGATACAGTTGTTATAATGTTGCCAATTTATCTTGTAAGTTGGATCTACTACTCCACCATTTAATTTTTTAATTAAATCATTAAGTGCATTAATGGTATAGAGTGTGTTTGATTCTTTTTTGCGATGAACCAAAATTGTATTTTGAGGAATATTATTTACATTACCTTGTTCTACATTATATGTAACAACATATTCATTTGTACTTTTAACAAACAGTACAAACATTTTTTTATACATTATATTATAAGTAGAAGATAAAGTGTTAACTAATTCTTCAATTGCCTCCTGCTGTGTAAAAGTAGCAAATAACCGGTTATTCATAAATTCATTAAAATTCCTATCAGTTACAAAATCGTACTGATTATAAATATCAACCGGAGTTTCAAACGCGATCTGTCTCATAATTATCATAAAGGTACCATAGTACCATAGTTTTTACCTTTTGTCAATTTGATTTTAAGGTTATGTTTTTTAAAAATATTTTTAATGTCTTCTAATATTTCGTCATCTTCATCATAATCAAGTAAAATTGAATCATAAGTATACAAAACAATCTTTGTTGATTTATTTTTTAATAACTTAATTATATCCCACACAATACAAACATTAGTTGACGTCTCCAAGTTTTGGAGTGTATAGTTGAAAAGTTTTTGTGGATTTAAGTCTTTTAATTCATTTGTTAATTTATGTCCTGATGTAGGACATTCAATGTATCCTTTGTCTGTGAATTCCTTCCAAATTTTATTTGTATGTTCTTGAATAAGTTGAAAGTAATCTATATGAGTATATTCTTTATAGATACCTCCATACAACTGTCTAAACATTAAAGTTTTAGCCTCATTTAATTCAATTCCAGCTTCACGAGCAAAATACTGGTATGGACTTTCGTCTCCAAAATCATATTTTATTAATTGAGCAGCCAATGTTGGATGGTAAGCATTTATATCTATTTCAATAAAGTAATTATTGTTTGGGATAAATGCTTTTCTACACCCATTATCCTTTGCTAATGCTGCAAAATTGATACTGTTAAAACTATTGGAAGGCCTTCCGGTTGTAGTATAAGGATTATATTGGGTATAAATTCTGCTATTTTGTATAGAAAATTTGTCATTACTTGGTTCAAAAAATTTATAAAATACATCTTCATTAATTTTAATTCCGTTTCTTTCAATTGCAAAAAATACACTTGTTAATTTATTATAGAATTTTGAGTTATCACGCTCAATACAATATTGTTTTACTTTTTCAAAAATAAACTCACATTTTTCATAATGTTTAACAAGTGGAATAAATGTATTAATGTTTAATTTATCACTATGTCTAGTATAGAAAAAGTCATGAGCTGGTGTAGAAGGTTCAGTATATTCTGGCGTATAAAACGATATATCAATTGTATTTTTAACTGGAAAGAAGTAAATGAATGTTTTACGGTCTCGTAAATAGATTTCTTTAAATGAATTTAGTAATTGATTTATTGGTGTTTTATTTAAAGAGAGTGCTTCTGTATGGTCAAGAGACAATATATATCCTTTATCATTATTTAAAGGTTTTATATAAAGTAAGGATAAATGGTTTAACGAGGGATGAACTTTATCATTATGAAGAATGAGTTCTATAAACACTCTATCATAACCTTTTTCAAATAGTTCATTTAGTTGTTCGTTTGTTTCAACGATATAAAACATAACCTTTTTAAAATGTGTAATTAAATGTACTAAAAATACTTTGGGAGGCCAATTTACCCTCTATAGTATTTAGTAAAATCTTCTTTTAGATAAGATGAGAGCATAGGAAGTTTTAATTTAATAGAAGTTAACTCTGTAATATTTCTGTTTGTTTTATAAACATCTTCTTTTTTGCCAGTCAATTGCCACGGTAAATTAAATGGTAAGTATAGCTGGAAAGCGATTTGAGGGTCTTGATTTAATAATTTATCATATGTTTCTTTATTTATTTCTAAATAAATTATTTCATTTGTTTTTTTACAGAAATATCTTCTATATTCTCCAATTTGGTAATCTTGTTCTGTAGGAATATTAGGGGAGTAAATAGGAAGAAATACTTTTGAATTTGAAAAGACATTTTTATTAATTGAGTTTTCATATCCAAAAAACACATTAGGGTTATAAGGAATATTTTCTATTGA